GTGGAGAATGACGACGACGAGCGGCCTAACCTGAAGATTACGAAACTCGACTGCGGCCATATCGTAATGAAGCGGATTCCAAAAGGAACACCGTTTCATAAGCTGCACTACGGTGGTGACGACAACTGCCAGCATGCATGGAAGAAGAATGAATGCATGTTGTGTGGACGCTTCAAGCCTTTCGACTTTCAAATCGATGGCATGAGATTCTTGGAACAAGCTCTCGCAGTCAATAGCGGTGGAGCTATTTTCGACGAGATGGGCCTAGGTAAGACCATACAGGCTAACGGCGTCGTATACTTCCATCAGGCAGAGCTTACGCCATGCCTGCAGATTGTCAAGTCTGGTATTAAGTATCAGGCTGCGATGGCTCTCATGAACTGGGGAGATGAAAGTCAGGTTCCTCAGGTAATCAATTCCAGCAAGGATTGGCTTATTCCTGGCCTGAAGCACTACATCATCGGCTACGATATGCTGGTCCCCAAGGTCCGAATGGTGAAAGGAAAGGAAGTTAAGAGCGGCTTCGATATCACTCAATTCGACCGAGTCGGTATCAAGTGTGTCATCCTTGATGAGTGTCAGCAGATTAAGAACCCTGATTCCACGCGCACTCAGATGGTGCGTAAGGTATGTAAGGGCAGGAAAGTCATCGCACTATCAGGGACTCCGTGGAAGAACCGTGGTAGCGAATTGTTCCCTGTCTACAACATGCTTGCGCCTAGCAAGTTCTGGTCATTCGAGGACTTCAAGCGGCGTTGGGTTGATACATACTGGCAGGGAAACATCTTGAAAGAAGGCGGTATCAAGCGTATCGCTCAATTCAAGGAATACACGAAGGACATCTCTATCCGGCGTGAAAGGACGGAAGTTATGTCAGAACTCCCACTAGTCAATAGGACTAAGCTCTACGTGCAGATGAGCCAGCTTGAAGAAGAACTCTACGATGAGGCTGTCGATGAATTCGTCAAGTGGTATGAAACTGAAGTAGAGAACATGTCAGGCATCGCAATCATCGCAGCCATGCAGAAGATGCGGCATCTAGTGGCGCAAGCTAAGGTGCCAGCTACGATGGACTACATGGACGACTTCGTAGCGGAGACTGACCGTAAGATGGTTATCTTCGCTCATCATAAGGACGTTCAACAGTTCCTTTACGATGACTGCGTGGCTCGTTACAGCTCAGAGATTCCAGTGTTCAAGCTCACGTCAGAAATGGGTGGGCAGGCACGTTACGAAACTCAGGAAGCCTTTAACAAGGCTCCGCGTGCAATCCTTGTAGCGTCACAGCTCGCAGCCGGAGAGGGTTTGAATCTTCAGACCTGCGCTGATTGCATCATGCATGAGCGTCAGTGGAATCCAGGTAATGAGGAGCAGGCTGAGGGACGGTTTATCCGTATCGGTCAGACTGCTGCTTCAGTAAATGCTGTTTACGCTCATTTGACCGGGTTGACTACAATCGACCCGCAGCTTGATGCAATCGTTGAGCGTAAGCGTCATCAGTTCTACGCGGCGATGAGTAATGGTGAGACTCCACGATGGAGTGAAGATTCCATCATGAAGGAACTGGCCGAGACTATCGTGCGCGCTCACAAACAGAAGAAAGCGGCAGCATAACTGATTCGCTAGATTGTGGATGGACAATTGAAATGAGAGTAATGGACCCTGCTAAGACTGCGGCATTCCGTTCAATGGTCTACTTCATGACACGGGACGGCATGAATATCTGGGACGCACGCATGAAAGCGCGTGAGATACTCGATTATCCTCTCCGCACTCGACGTGAGTGGCAGAGAGAGTACAAGTTCAATAAGGAAGGTCAAAAGAAACGGTTTCAGTATATTCCAACTAGTGAGGAAGTACTCGACTTGAACTTCCACGCCATTGTATCAGATTGCCGTGGAATTGTGAGGGGAACATTAGTTCCGAGGGCGTGGCAGGACTTGTCAAGTACTTGGGTAGAGATTGAGCATATCAATCGTGCTCAGTATCCACCGGAACCTGAATACAAGGTAGTCCACCGTGAGCGTAAGGCTGCTCAGCGTAATCAGGTGGAAGTAAGAACGGGAGAAGAAAGGAAGTTCATTAGGAAGATACAGCGTATCCTCATGATGCAAGGCATGGAGAAGGAAGTAGCTAGGCAGAAGGCAGAGACTCTACTACTCGGTCCGACTAAAGGAGAGGTATAGTATGGATTCACCAGGCGCAATTCTGCTCGTCATTCTTTTCTTTTGTTTGTTGGGACTCGATAACTGAGAGGAGAAAGTAAAATGCCAGAGTTCAAACAGATGACACTCTCGGAATGTGCTCGATTTGACCGTCAGAATAAGCTGAAAGATAAGCTGACCGGATGGGGCCGAATCTGTAAGGATAGACAGGCCAAAGGAATCTCACGTAAAGAAAGGAGGAAGCAAAAATGAGGAGCGACTATGACCGTGCCATCCTTGAGACAATGAAAGCATTAGGGGATGGTACGGAACGTATACTGGCCATAATGTGCATGAAAGCTGATGAAGGAACATTTCATCAGTTGCGGCTAACGTGGCCGGAAGTGTTCAAGAAGTACTTGGAAATCACGCAGTTAGAACAGATCTACTCTTTGGATAGTTACAAGTGGAGGACGAGACAATGATTACTACCGAACAGATGGAACTCTACAATACGATGGTCGAAACCATCAAGCAGAATGGTGATACCAGCATTAAGCTGCTGGCTGCACTTGAAGCTCTGGTAGAGAAAGTAAACAGTCTCGAAGCACGTATCTTCGAGCTGGAATGCCAGATGACTATGGTGGGCAGCAATAGGAAGGACACGCACTAATGTTGCTCCACCAGATTCCTGTCAATTTCACGGTACGTGCTGAGACTGCTGACGAAGCAGTAAGGAAGTTGGGTGACTTCCTTGCAGCGGCAGATGCTCATGACGAACTGGAAGCACTTGCTACACCCATCAAGGGTTACTCGTTGGAGGAAGTGTTTGAATCCTACGAGGAAGAACAGATGGACCTGCCTTTCGGTAACGAGTAGGAGGATACGACTGTGCCAACATACTACGATGACAACTTCGGATTTTGGGAAAACATGGATGGACCTGATGGAGAGGACAACAGGGAGTTCTACAAGCAGGTTCAACGTGAGTCCGTATGGAAGAAATGCACGTCATGCGGACGGCGTGTAAGGATTCGTCCTGACTATGCAATCTGCAATTCCTGCGCTGACAAGCGTGAGCGCGGATACGATTGCTAGTTACAGGACTCGACTAGGCGAGTATAAATAGCCATTTGGCCTAGTGCGTCCTCTCACTACTGGAGGGTGGTGAGAGGAGTTGGACAATTCAGTCCATACGTGAAAGTAGGAGACAACACAGTATGACCGCTATCAAGTATCTGCTGAGCACCGGCGTTGCCACCACTGCAGAAATCATGCAGCTTAACCGTGAGGACAAGCCCGGTTACAAGCTGCTGATGCAGTGGGCCAAGGAGCAGGCCGAGAAGCAGGGCGTTACCATCGAGGAGCCTGCTAAGGCGTAGTACTCTGGACAGACCAGAGAACCGGATGGTGCCGAATAGTGGGGGAATAAGGCACATCATGATGCTGGGGAGCACATCCGGCCCTATCTTTCATTACTAGGAGAGACAATGGATATACTAGATGAAGCCGGACGCACTTTGAATGTGTACGCACTCACTGAGGACGGTGAAGTGTATAGATGTAATACTGCGAAGTCCATCAGTTCTGTGCGCCGAATCCATAAGTGCGACGAGGACAGAGCAGTCGAACTGTTGCAAGCAAGTGACTACGACCATCCGTTAACTGTGGACGACGAAAGGATGTGGTTAGAGTAATGATTACACGGACTAAGATTGAGACAGTAATCGGCAAGGGATTCGCAGATTCATTGGATGCACCAATCTTTCAAGTCAATGAATGGAGATACACGCGCAGGCAGATGGTGGAACTTCTGGACTGTGCTAATTTCATCGCTGCTGCTCGTCTGGCTAAGGTATTGAAGCGGCTAAAGATTGAGTCAGCGGCACAACTCAATAAGATGGACCCCTACTCTCTCGCACGCACTCGCGGAATTGGTAATGCGTGTATATTCGTCGCGATGTGTATCCTCGACGCGGGTGGATACGACGTGCTGAAATGGTGGAACTACAAGGATAACGTGGTGAAGTTCCAGACTTTCAAGCACAAGGCTATTCAGCGTGCTTCGAGAAGGAAGCATGAGGTGGCGTAATGAAATACACCGATGACTACGGACTCTCACTCTGGAGGAAGTAATGAAACTAACTGTGGTTAAATGTGATAGGTGTGGAACTGTCCACGACAATCAGGACGACAAGAAGTTCGAGAATCGTACTTACATCGGAGTAGATGAGCGGTTCCATTTCTGTAAGGAATGCGCGGTCAAGATTACACTCTATGACTTCATCGCAGTCAGAGCAGAAAAGGTCAGGAGTGAGAGATGAGCTATTACTGCGTCCACGTTCCTGTCGGAGCTGACGAAGTGGAAGTCATTCGGAAAGAGTTGGACGAGTATCTCGAAAAGGCTGGTGCCATCGCTATCGTGGTAGTTACACCGGACCCAAAGAATAGAGTGTCACCTGAGTTGGCGAAAGCTATTCAGTCTCTATTCATGCAGCTCATCTCAGCGTGTAGCAACGACCAGTTTGAAGGGATGAACTAAAATGGAACTACCAGAAGTTGATGAACTAATTGGGAAGAAGAACGTCATACTAGATGCGACATCACTCTCATCACTGATGGGATGTGGTCGCTACTACGACTTGCGTATGAATCATCGGTTCGTATCCTCACGAGGTAAGTCAAACTCGTTAGAGGTAGGACTGTTGATTCATAAGGTGTTTGAGGTATTTTACAAGCACCTAATCAACGGTTTTCCGAGAAGTACCGCCATCGGCAACGCACTTACGATGGGCCAGCTATTCATTACTGGCTGTCCATACTGTGCTAATCACACAGGCGATGGACCACCAGCCTGTAAACATGAACCTGAAGAATATCCAGGCATGCAGAACACACCTGAAAAGTCTGAGAAGTGGACAGTTGGATGGAAGTTCGCTCTCGACACCTGCGAGCAGTACTTCGCTCACTACAAGAATGATGCATTCATTCCTCTCGCTGCTGAGACTGTTCGTGGTGAGATTCTCTACGAGGATGATGAAATCCGCATCTTGTGGAAAGCGAAGATGGACCTAATCATCGATACGAACCAAATCGGTATCATATCGATGGACCATAAGTCCTTCAAACAGCGGCGCGATAAGACTACACTGAGCAATCAGTTCATGGGTCAGTGCTGTCTGCTGAAGTCTCGTAATGTCCTAGTCAACAAGATAGGATTGCAGACTACGCTGAAGATAGAGGAACGGCTTACCAGAGAGATGGTTTCATTCTCTGCTAACCGCCTTGAAGAATGGAAGGCGACTACACTTCCATACTACGCCTACAAGTTCATCGAGTACAAGGAGACTGGATACTGGCCTCCGAATTACGCGCACTGTGACAATATGTTTGGCGCGTGCATGTTCAAAGACGTGTGCGAAGCAGATACGAACATGCGTGAGGAAGTACTCAGGCTCAACTTCAACTTGGCTCCTAAGTGGGATCCTGTCAACAAAGATGGGGATGAATAGTCATGTCAGAGACTACATGGGATTCGCTCTGCGTATGTGGACACATGCTTCACAGCCATACTCTCGATGAAGTCATCAATGATAATGGTGATGAGTCAGTGTTCGTCTGTAATTGTAAACTGTGTGATTGTGACCAGTTCAGGGAGAAGAAAGATGCCGACCATAAGTAAGGATGTGTGGATTACTCGTGAGGGAAAGGAGATGGAGGCCGCTATCGAACGGCTCCGTGAAGCCTGCTTCGGTGAAGGCGAAGGCCGCAAGATTTTCATGGAGGACATCGCCAAGCTGCTCCACGCAGTTGAAACCGCCCCACCCCGCGCCTCGGGGCAAGAGGTGGACGTAGAAGCTCTACTGCGCGAGAGATGGTGGCTAACTCATGGGTGCCCCGTGTCGATGTTGTATGGCGACGACGGCGAGATGCAGTGTAGTACGTGCGGGGCCGACTTCAAGCGGTGGCCGCTGGACCAACTTAGTCCGCTGGTGTCGAATCCACCATCGTCGCCGCAGGAAGGAAATAAGTAAATGCCGAACATGAATGACGTGGACTTCGATTCGCTCTACTGCATGTTTAAGGGAGAGCCAGGTACACGTAAGTCTACTCAGGCTCTATCATTCCCTGGACCTCAGTATTGGTTTTCATGGGATAGGAAGATGAATGGTATCTATCTACCCATGAAGAAGTGGGGAGTAGACCCTAAGACAATACAGTTCGATGACTATGATGATTGGAACAAGGCCAAGAAGAAGCTGGAACTGTTTCAGTCACAATGCCCATTCAAGACACTAGTGTTCGATAGCTTGACTTCATGCGCGGACATGACTCTCAGACAAACCGTAAAGCTTAAATACGGTTTAACTAGACAATCAGGCGCAGCGGCAGGTAAGTTGATTGCAGGTATAGCAGTCAACGAGATTGAGGACTATAATGCAGAGTCAGCAGCTCTGCAAGAACTCATCGCGCTCACGAAAGATATCAGCGCGTATCACAAAGTCAACATCATTCTGATTGCTCACGTCGTTCAGGCTGAGTATCGGAATACAGCAACGAATACTACCCACATCAGTCGCACAATCGTGACTGCGGGTAAAAAAGTGGCTCCCAAAATCCCTGCCTATTGTGGTGAAGTCTATCACTTCAATATCAAGAAGGGATTTGTTGAAGGACAAGGAGGTGACTATTCACTACTGACTGAGCACACTGGTGATGACTTCGCAAGAACTGCACTTGGACTACCGAAGGAAATTGTGTTCGGTGACAAGCAACTTTACGACACTTGGATTAAGCCTGCAATCGCAGAGCTGAAGAAAGAGTCAACTCCCGTAACTAAGTTTGGCTCTTAGTCCATCACCAACAACAACCATCAACCATCAAGGACACAGACAGATGCCTATCATCTCTTTCACCGACCGTGACCTGCTCCGCGGAAAAGTCGTGGAGCCTGCGTGGTACGTAGTGCTTATCCAGAGCGTCGGAGAAGCACCGTCCAAGGATGGCAATTCCACCAACTATCCGGTGGAAGGTGTCATCGTGAAGAACGCCGACAATGGCAGCGAGGACTTCAAGGGAGTTCCGCTGGACTGGAACTTTAACAGCAAGGCAATCGGCTTCGCTGTGGGATTTCTCTCGGCCTTCGGCGTGGACGTAAAGTCTGGTGCGCGGTTCGACCTGAACAACGCTACTGGGCAGCAGCTCGAAGTGTT